GCCAGCGTGGTCAGGTTGACCATCCGGCTGACGTAGCTGTTGTCGATTCCTTCCCGCGTGGCGATCTCCTTCAAGGACTTCGCCTCTCCTGACTCCAGCATCGCCAGCCAGCGGTGGCCCCTGGCCAGCGCCAGTTGGATGGAGGTCGGTGCTACGTCCCACGGTCTAACCGGCGCGGTTTCGCCGTTTGGCAAGGTGACCAGCTTGCGGCCGCTGCGGCGTTTGATCTGGATCGGCACGGACAAGGTCAGCCTGCCGTCGCTGGTCTGCAGGATGTCGGGCTCGCCGGTCTTCTGGATGCGGATGTCGCTCATGCCAGTGCTTCCACTTGTTGCTCGACCGGCTCGGGGCGCAGCTCCAGCACCAGGCGTTCGATGCCGTTGGCGCGCAGCCGCACTTCGAGGTCGTTGGGTGACACGATGACTTTCTCGACCAGCAGTTTCACGATCCGGGTCTGCTCGGCCGGGAAAAGTTGATCCCAAATCGCGTCGAGCCGGGTCATGGCCACGGTGATCTTCGCCTCGTCCAAGGTCGGATCGAGCTTGATCGCTTGCGGCAGCATGTCGCCGAGTAGGTTCGGGGCACGCAGGATCGCGCGCAGTTGGTCGAGCACGGCCGACTCGAGTTCGGCGGCCGGCAGTCGCGGAAGGCCTGAGGCGCCCGCGTGCTCCTTGGCGTCCCGCTGAGGCACGTAGTACCGGTACCGACGGCCATTCTTCTTAGTCGTGTGCCACGGAGACAGTGCTCGGCCATCGTTGCCGAACACGATGCCCTTGAGCAGATACGCCACGGTTGCCCGCGTTGCGTTGCCGCGCACCCGGCCATTGGTGGCCAGGATCGCGTGGACGCTGCCCCACAGTTCGCGGCTGATGATGGGCGGATGTTCGGCCTGGTACCACTGACCCTTGTGCCGCAACTCACCTAGGTAGGTTCGGTTGCTGAGAAGCTTGTAGATGTGGCCCTTGTCGATCGGTCTACCATCGCGCGTCTTGCCGTCTTGCGTGGTCCACGCCTTCGACGTTACGCCATCCAGTTTCAGCTCCTTGACCAGCGTCGTACTGGAGCCGAGCTCAACGAAGCGCTGAAAGATGTGCCGGATGAGCTTGGCCTCGCGCTCGTTGGGTACCAACCGCCGGTTCTCGACGTCATAGCCCAGCGGTGGTACGCCGCCCATCCACATGCCCTTGCGCTTGCTGGTGCAGTCCTTCATCGTGACCCCGCCCGATGGGGTGCTGTCGCTCACCATCTTCCGCCAGCACCTGTCCGACCTGGGGACGGAATTCATCACCTGGTGGAAAGGGCGCGTCGTGTCGGTGGTGTTCGGCGGCATCACGGTGCAGATGCGCTGCGAACCGATCTTCACGACGCTCAAGCGTTCGGGGCGGCGGGCGAACTACCAGATCAACTGCCGCCATCCGCTCTACCACGGCGGTTGCAAGGTCAACGCGGCCGATTACAAGACGGCCGGTATCGTCGAGAGCGTGGCGGGGCTGGAGGTGACTGCGTCTGTCTTTCTGCCCAAGCCCATCGCCTGGTTCGTCGGCGGCAGGCTGATGGCCGCCGAGGCGCAACGGATGATCGTCGCCAGTTCCGGCGGCGCGGTGACCCTCTCAGCGCCGATTCCGGGACTGAAGGCGGGCGACGCCTTCGAGGCCTATCCGGGCTGCGACCACACGCTCGCGACCTGCGCCGCCAAGTTCGGCAACCAGCTGAACTACAGCGGCTTTCCCTATATCCCGGTGAAGAATCCCTTCACCGGGGACGCCATCGTTTGAGGCTTTTCCATGTGGCAATACCTGATCGTGTGGGTGATCACGACGGTCCTGTCGTCGCTGCTCGCCCCCAAGCCCAAGACCACCACGCCGCAGCCCGGCGATGTCGATGCACCGCTCGCCGCGACCGACAGCCCGATCCCGGTGCTGTTCGGCACGCGGACGATCAAGCAGCCGAACTGCGTCTGGTTCGGCGATGTGCGGACAACGACGATCAAGTCCAAGGGAGGAGGCAAGAAATGAGCGAACAGCACATTACCCGGCAGATCGTCACCCACCTCGATGCCAAGTCCCTCGGCTATTGCAATGCTGGCCTGCGCCGATGGTTTCCGCGTGACAGCGTGACTTTTGATGATTTTAGGCAGCAAGGCGTGAGCACTGATTGGCTGCGGGCCACCGGGGATGCGATGGCCATCCGGCTGGCAGAGCACGTGGAGCAGCAAGCCGATTCTGTAACGCGTGAAGGAGCCAAGGCATGAGCGGCGGCGGCAAAGGCAGCAAGAGCGTCACCGTCGGCTACCGCTACTACGCGGGGATGCATCTGGCGTTGTGCCACGGCCCGGTCGATTCGCTCAACAAGATTGTCGTCGGCGAGCGCACGGCGTGGTCGGGGACGCTGACGTCCAGCGGCCAGATTGCGGTCAACCAGCCCAACCTGTTCGGCGGTGACGACCGCGAGGGTGGCGTCGTCGGCGCCGTGGATCTGGTGATGGGCAACGCCTCGGACGGTCAGAACGACTATCTCGTGGCCAAGCTGGGTACCAACGTGCCGGCCTTCCGGGGCGTGGTGTCGCTGGTGCTGCGCCAGCCGCAACTGTCGGCGATGAATCCCTACATCAAGCCCTGGAGCGCCGAGCTCACGCGGATCATCCGGCGATCCGACGGTTCGCCGCAGTGGTACTCGGACAAGGCCGCCATCAACGGCGACATGAACCCGGCCCACATCATCTACGAGTGCCTGACCGACCGCACCTGGGGCCGGGGCTACAGCTCGGCCGAGATCGACGACGCGTCGTTTCGCGCCGCCGCCGACACGCTTTACGCCGAGAACTTCGGCCTGTCGATCCTGTGGGACCAGCAGCAGGATATCGAGGCCTTCATCGAACGCATCCTGCAGCACATCGACGGCTCGATCTATGTGAGCCCGCGCACAGGGCTGTTCACGCTCAAACTGACCCGCGATGACTACGACTCGGCAACGCTGCTGGATCTGAACCAGACCAACGTGATCCGCCTGGAGTCCTTCGAGCGCACCTTGCCCGAGGAGCTGGTCAATCAGGTCACGCTGTCCTATCACGACCGCACGACTGACAAGAGCGTGTCGATCTCGGTGCAGGACATCGCCGGCATCGAGCGATCCCTGGGCGAAATCAAGGACGCCAAGGTCAGCTACGAGGGCGTGGCCAATGGTTCCCTGGCCGCGCGCCTGGCGATGCGGGATCTGCGGCAGCTGTCGTCCACCCTGGCGAAGATCACGTTGGTGGCCAACCGCACCGCCGCCAGCCTCAACATCGGCGACGTGTTCAGACTCTCCTGGCCCGAGCTGCGGATCGAGCAGTTGATCCTGCGGGTGGCGCAGATTAGTTACGGGACGTTGGCCGACGGCCGGGTGCGGATCACCTGCGTCGAGGACGTGTTCGGCCTGCCCGATGCCGTTTATCTGGCGCCCGCCGAGAGTGGCTGGATCGATCCCCGGCAAGCGCCCATCCCCGCGAACTTCGTGTCGGTAAGCGAACTGCCGTACTGGACGATTGTTCATGAGATGACGGGCGAGTCGGCCGCCGCCCAGGCCGAAATCGATCCGAATGGTGGGTTCCTATCCGTCTCCGTCGTGCGTCCCTCGGGTGCGGCGATCAACTACGCGGTGCTGACCAGGCAGGGATCGGCGGCCTTCGAGAAGATCGGCGTCGGTGACTTCATCCCGTCCTGCGTGCTGGCGAACGACATCGGACAAACCAACACGGTGCTGAACGTGCTCTACGGGGTCGATCTGGATCTGGTCACGCTCAACACCTACGCGCAGGTCGGCGGCGAGCTGGTCGCGGTGAAGGCGGTCAATATCGCCACCGGCACCGTGACGATGGATCGGGGCGTATTGGACACAGTGCCGGCGAATCATTCAGCGGGTGCGCGGCTGTACTTCGTTGAAGACGGGCAGTTCTATAACACGAGCCAGTACCTGAGCGGTGAAGCGGTGCAGACCAAGGTGCTGCCTGCCACCGGGATGGGTGTTCTGGCAGAGGCGTCGGCGCCGACGATCAGCTACACATTCGCCAAGCGGCAGATCCGCCCGTATCCACCGGGGAAGTTTCGGGTCAACAACCTCGACTACAGCGTGAGCTACATCACCGGGGAGGTGACGGTCAGCTGGGCGCACCGCAGCCGGGTGCAGCAGACCGCCTATTTGGTGACGCAGGGGGAATCAAATATCGGGCCGGAACCCGGCACGACCTACACCGTGCGGATCTACGGAGAGGCAGGCACGCTCAAGCACACGGAAACAGGACTGACTGGCACGAGCTGGACCTATCCGATGTCCACCGAGATTTCTGAAAGCGGGCTGAATCGACCGAACGAGCAACTCACCGTCAAGGTCGAGGCAGTACGCGACGGTTACACCAGCTGGCAGGCCCAGAGAATCGACATCGCCGAGTGCCGGGGCTACGGCATGTTCTACGGCGCAACCTACGGAGAATGACATGGCAGCACTGCAAGGCCCGAACTTGGGCGTGAACTACGGCTGGACCGCCCGCGAGTCGGGTTGGAACACCGGAATGGATACCAACTTAAAGCTGCTCGATGCAGTGCTGCAGTTGTCGGCGAAGTCGCGTACCTTGGCAGCGCCGCCGACCACACCAGCGAACGGCGACCGGTACATCGTGGCACCCAGCCCCTCTGGCGCGTGGGTCGGAAAAACCGGCCAGATCGCAGTGCGCATCGAGGCGGGATGGTCGTTCTACACCCCGAAGATCGGCTGGACCTGCTTCATCGAGGACGAGGGGGTGCTTTCAGCCTACAAGGCCACCGGCTGGAGTGCTGGCATCGCCATCTGATTTTTCCCCACTCGAACCCACCAGAGACCCGCCCCGATGTCAACGGCAATTTAAAACTGATACAGTTTTTTCGGAATCGGCAATTGAAATTTGATACACCCATCTGTGGTATTAATGGTATTGCCGATGATTTTTTAC